AGTATTATAATTTGAAAAATAATCACCTTCAGTTGTTATATTTCCACCTTGTAAGGTAGTAAAGGATAACACTCCTGAACCATTTGTTTTTAAAACTTGATTGGCAGTACCATCAGCTTGTGGATAGGATAAACCATCAAGTACAACAGATCCTGTTCCATTAGGTGTTATATTAATATTTGTATTAGATGTTGATACAATTGAAAAACCATTAATATCTAAATCTCCACCAAGTTGAGGACTAGCGTCTTGTACTAAATCAAGTACAGTTACATTAGTTCCACCATATGTAATACTTGTTGTTCCAAGTGTTCCACCAAAATTAGCTGTACATAAAAATAATAAATCTGCGTTTGTTGCACCTTCTTGTACAGAAATAAGCTGTCCTGCTAATTCATCAAATGTATCAAATTCAGTAGCCCTAGAAGCAGCTCCACTAGCTACAACAGTATAGATACCATTTTGTGATGCGGTGCTTTGATTTTTTAATAAAACATTATCTCCTGTAACAAGTGTAACACCATCTATTACATCTCCATTTTCTAATGCTGAGGCAATAGTTACATTACCTGTAGAAGCTGCTCTAACAGTTGTTCTTTTTCTTATACCTACTAATAAATCATCAACATATTGTTTGGTTACTGCATCAGAGTTATTTGATGGAGAAGATAAACCAGTAATAGATCCACCAGAAATATTAACATTACTTGCACTTTGTGTTGCAATAGTACCAAGACCAAGTGTACTTCTTTGTGCTGTTGCATCAGCATCATCTAATAATGCTTTACCAGCAGTTGTTAAATCATATGTAGAAGCTGTACCAGAACCTGTAAATTGAATACCTTTATCAGCAGCAGAAGTTAAACCTGCAATAGCTGCAAGTTCAGCATCATATGCTTGTACGTTTGTACCAATAGCTAAACCTAAATTAGTTCTTGCAGTAGATGCAGAAGATATATCAGATAAATTATTTGAAGCTGTTAATTTAGAATCTAATTGTGTTTGAATAGCACTTGTTACTCCATCTAAATATCCAAACTCAGTATTTGAAACAGAACCATCATGTATTTTTGTAGCAGCGATTGCAGCACTTGCATTAATGTCTGCGTTAACAATAGTACCATCAAGAATCTTTGCACTTGTTATAGCATCATCTGCAATCTTAGCTGTTGTTACATTACTATTTAAAATTTTTGCTGTAGTTATAGCATCATCAGCCATTTTTGCTGTTGTAATATTTGCATCAGTTATCTTAGCAGTAGTTACTGCATTAGAAGCTAACTTAGCAGTTGTAACACTACCATCAGCAATATTTGTAGAACCAATAACTGAATCTGGAATTGATGAATTTGTTTTAGATAAAGCACCAACGTAAATAGTTACAGCTTCATTGGCTAGTGAACCACTATCCCATGTTACTGTTACAGTTGTATTTGTTGAAAATGTACTTGCACTTATAGTTCCAAATATAGTTCCTGGAGTTGTAGCTATTGCTTTTATTCTACGACCTACATGATAAAAACTTGTAACGTCTACACCTGATACTGTAAATGAAGTTGATGATGCATAAGCAATTGTAAAAGATCCATCACCATCTCCATAAATTACCCATTGAGAATCGTTATACCATTCTCTAACATCAGCAGCAAAAGCTCTAAATGCATTATTAATATTTGAAGGCAACATACCTTCAGCAATACTAATTCCACCTACTGAAGTGTTACTTGATGCGGTTGTGCTATAATCTTTTATTCCTGCCATATTAACTTATAAACCAAGTATAAACTTTATCATTTTCAAGATTATTTTTATTAATCAAACTATTAACTGATTCTTCTAGTAATCTTTGAAAAAATTCTTGGGTTTCAAAAGAATAACGAACATTATCTATATCTATTTCAATAACGTCAGCCATTATCTCAAACCTGATCTACTTGCTATTATATCAATACCCTGTGCATGAGTAAATAATGTTCCAGAAGGTATTTTAACATTTGCTCTAAAATATCTACCAGATTGTCTTACAGGATTTACACCAAAACTATTCATACTAGATGAACTTGATTCTATTTCAGAATCTGCAAGTCTATCTCTAGTTTTTATTGTAACTGTTGCTTGTGCATCAACAATAGGTCTAATAAATTGAATACTTGCTCTACTTCCAGGAAATGGTTCAAATTCTGTTGTTTCTAATTCACATTGATTTGATGTTCCTGAAAATATTGCTGCTTTAAAATTACTATCAATTGCACCTAAATATCTTTGTCCACCATTCCAAAAGTCTGTATCTAATGCTGCATTAATGTTATCTAAGTTTTGTGAAATAATATCCATTAATTCTACTGTGTATGATCCAACAAATTGTGAAAATATAAAACTAGCACTAGCATCAGCTATTGACCATTTTTGCGTAGCATAATTATAAATTAATACTTTATCACAAATACCTGTAGTATTACTTTGGTTATCAGCAGAAGGATATAACCATAATGCTAACTGATTAAATGGATCTGTTGTTGCAACAATTCTATCTAAATAACCTTTGTTTACATTAAGATCAAAATATCTATTAACTTTTTCTGCACCTATGGGAATAATATTATCTCCATTAATTTCATAAAATCCATCATCTGCATAAAAGAAAACACGTCTATTATCTTGGCAAATTGTTTTTCCATATATAGCTCCTCTATTTGGAGAGATAACTGAAAATCTAAATACAGTTGATCCACCAACAAAGTCCATTCTAATTATTTCATTTTCTCTAAATACATATCCTATTTCACCAGAAGTTATTCCAACAATTCTACCACCTGCACCTGGAATATCTTGTGAATCTGCTAATTTAGAACCAAATGTCCAAGTAGTAATATCATTTATTCCTGACCATTGAACTCTATTGGATGCATTAGTTATATTTCCGGTAACTAAAAAATCTCTAATAACTCCTGATACTTTAAATGTAGGTGGACTACCATCTGTTGCAATTGCAGATAAATTAGCAAAGTTAGTTGATGTTCCCATTAAATAATATTGAGGTGCATCAATACCATTACTTGCAATAATATAATTGCCAAATTGAGTAAATGTCCAGTAATCTGTATTACTACCAGTTAAAGAAGATTTTCTAGAAGTAAATGTACCACCATCTAATTGATAGATATTAGTATTAGTAGCAACAAAATTAAATACTGCACTTGTTGCACTTTTAAATGATCCACCACCTCTAACATCAGTAGATGTAGTATTAGTAGAATAATTAACTAAAGAAGGAAATCTTTTATAACTATCTAATGCATGATAAACATTAGATGCAACATTACATCCTTTATTGAGATGTTCAGGTTGATCTGGTAGCCAATCTCCAAAAGCTATCTGCATAATTATCCTTGTGATTTTTTTCTATAAAAAGAAAGATCTGTACCTATATCTGTTCTTTGCACTACTGGTGCAGAACCATAAGAATCAGACTTATCATTATCTTCACATCTTTCTAAAGCAGTAGCATACATATTAATCCATTGAGATAATTGATTTGGTTCTATTCCCCCCAAGAAATTAGCAGCATGAAAAAGACTACCATAAAGATAAATACTTGGATGATTTGTAAGAATATAGTTGCTAGTATTTGCATCAGATAATGCAGCAAACGCTTTATAGTAGTGAATATATCCTGTATACGAAGAATCAGGTATAGGTGCAAACCTGAAACTTTCCGAAGTATTATCCGATTCAATCGTAAAAACTCTTGGTAACCCAGTTGTACTTGATCCCCTTATTTTAAATAAATTACTATGTGTTATAAATTCTAAATTAAATTTTGTACTTGATTGTAAAACGTAAAAAGATTTTACAGCAATAAATCCTGTAGGTACAGCTACAGTCTCAGCATTTATTGTAATAGAATCAATCTGTTCCATTTGTCTAATTCTTAATTTAGAATTAAAGTCTGCTTCTGTTAATTTAATAAAGTCATTTGCTATTTCAGAAGTTAAATCTGATCTGTTTAACCAGTTAGCTATTGCTGATTTTAATTCTGAATATGTACTAAGTGCCATTAAAACCTTCCTGCAGCAGTTCTAAAATATCTATAATCACTACTGTTTAATTTATTTTTAAGAATCTTTTTTCTTTCTTTATTTGGTATTGAAAACCAATTGTTAGTTCCATTATACTCTTTAGCCCAAATTGTTAAAACAATATTAGGAATACTTGCTACACGTTTTAAATCTTTAGATTTATTATATCCATTATTTAATGAATAAAGTTTCTTGTTTTTATCAAGAATAGGGGAAGTATCTTGAGAGTTTTGTATAGTTAATTTTCCGTCAGTCTCAAAATAGTACTTAGTACCATCTTTGTCTACTGATCGTAAAATACTCATTACTCACACAATTCAGTTACGTATAAATTAACAGTTCCTATTACAGCAACTTTTTCACCTTCAGATACTTTAAAATATTCAACATCTCCAGATGGTACAAATATTTTAGATGAAGTAGCTGTTGGATTTACGCCAAATTCAATATGACAATCAGCATCCGCAACTATTCTAACGTGTTCAATATTAGCACCAAAAGCTGATGATTGAGCTGATGTACCTGCAGAATTTACTTTACTAGTTCTAACTGCTCTTAATGTTCCAATCATAATTTTATATTAAGTTTATATTTAATTTTAACATAGATTGTATGGGGAGTAAAAACTACCCCCCACACAAATAAGTACTATGATGTTGTTAAATCATAAACTCCACCTGAAGCACCTTCATTTCTAGAAATTAATGTAAATTCGACAAGCATTTGTCTTTTTTCACTATCTCCAGATTTTGAAAGTTCAAACATTGTGAAGTCTCTTAAGAATCCTAAAGCCCAAAAATCCATGTCTAATACATGAAGATCTCTGTCTCTTTGGAATCTATTTGGTACTACTTCAAGATCACCGAAGTCAGAAGAATAAACATCAATACTTGTGTATAAAGTTTTATCTTCTGAAGCATCGAATCTAGTAGATCCACCAGTAAATCCAGAAACTTTCTGTTTATTGAATGGTCCTACCATGATTACAGATGGGTTACCACCTGCGTTCCATATGTTCTTGATAGCAGTTTTCAAAAAGTCCTCAGTTAAAGCTCTTTGAGTACCATCAGTTCTAGCAGTATTACCTGCTGATCCAGATGCACCGCTTGATCCAAATTCATCATTTGAAGCAATCCATGCATTAATAGAACCAAATTTTCTAGCAGTTGAGGAATCTCCTACAACTTCTGCTTGGTTAGCTAACAATGTAGCTTCCATGTCTCTTTTTAGTTCTTTGGATTTTTTAGCAATTTGATATGCTAATTCTGATGCTCTTCCAGCTTTGTTAGTTACTTCTTGAGTACCAGTGATCACGACAGTTTTGTCCATGATCTGTGTTGAGTTTGACAATCTACTAGTTGCTGTTACAGCATCTAGAGTTGCGTCATCACCTTCGATAACAGCATTAGAAGTAGAAGCAGCAGCTAACGAGTCTGTTTGCCACTCATGCAAAGTTGATCTTACAGCTTCTCTTGCAGCAGAACTCATAAATGGAGTGTCTGTTGGAGAGATTGAGTAAATCACATCTTGCAAATCTTCTCTAGTGCCTATGGAATCATAGGTATCAAAGGTATTTGTTGGTTGTGCCATGTTTTACTCCTATTAAGGTTATTTAGTTATAATATCTAAAATGGCAGACTGAGCATCTTTGATATGACCAGTTTTTCTTAATTTAGATATTTTGTTCCTAACTTCATTCCTCTTAGAGCTTTCACTTACAGCAACTCCTGGTTTTATTACTTTTGGTACGTTAGTTATTTTTTTTTGGATTATAGGTTTATTTTTTTGTAAATCCTTATAAGCCATAGCATCCTTAATGACTAATAACATTTTATGATCTGTTATTCTTCCAATATCTTCATCAGAAAATCCATAATTCTTTAATGTATTTTTTACATTAAATTGGAAATTTTCTGATTTATTTGGATCAGACATTTCAGGTATGCGTTCCCTTGCTAATCGTCTTTGCTCATTAAGATAAGAATAATACTGATTTCTTTCAGCTTCTCTTGCTCTTAATTTAGCTTGATTAAGTTTTTCCTGTTGTTGTCTAAATTGAAAATCTAATTTAGCAGCTTGTGCAGGATCTTCTTCATAAAGCTTTTGCAAATTAGCTGGATCTAATTGTTGTCTGGCAATAGATTCAGCTCCCATAATTGCTTCATTTAGTTCTCTAAGTCTCATGTCGTATTGTTGTCTAAGAACAGACTTTTCTTCATCTAATTGTTTTTTATCTAAAGAAAGAGAATGTGTCTTTTGACGATAATCGGAATCTCTTGAATAACCTGCTTTAAGCTCATCAAGTGTAACCTCTAACTCTTGACCTTGTACTTTTACTCGGTGGAGAGAAGGTTTCTCAATTTCTACTTCTGATGCAGTTTGTTCTTGCGTTCCTTGATTTTCAGTAGCTGAGATTTCTTCTGAAGCTTCTTTAGACTCAGATTGGCTTTCTTGAGAAATAACCTGTTCCTCAACAGGTTCTACTGATGGTTCTGCAGAAACTTTAGGTTCTGATTGTCCTGCAGCTTGATTTTGCTTTTCAGCATCAAGCTTAGGATTCAGGATTCCTAAAATCTTTTCTGTAGCACCTCTAATTGATGTATCGGTTTTAGCCATTATACACTCCTATGTTTAACGCTTCTAATCATTTTTAGATTGGCGTGTTAAGTTTTCTAGCTGTGAGGCAGCTAGTTTACCTGTTTCCATAACGCTAACAAGATGTCCTCTAATTTTATCTAGCATATTATATGCCATCCATAACACTTGTCTTTGTTCGTGGTCATTGTAATTCGTATTAAATATTTCACTTTTGTATTGATCAAATAAATAAGTAAAAGCTTCTTTTAAAATAGGATCTTCTATTAAAACTTTAGCTTTATTCCCTCGTTGTATCTGGTTGTACAGGTTGTTCTGTTCCATTTGTTTCTACCTTTTTGTTAAAAAATTCTTTTTGTCCATCCATGATCTTTTTAAATATATCTCCGGACTGTTTAACTTGTTGCTGTTCTATCACAGATCTATTTCTTATAGCAAGTTCATCAATTTGAGTATTGTATTTAAGTTCAAGTTCTTTAACTTTTAATTCAAAATCTAATAAAGATTCACGTAATTTAGTTTCCATTTTTTTCATTTCAATTTGTGAATTTAATATAGCTCTTTCATTTTCACCTTGTACTTGGGCTAATGTAACTTTTTCAAATTCTGTTGGTCCTTTAGGAGGAATAGGTGGCATTTGAGATTGTCCAACTTCTGGATCCATAAAGTATGGTTCAACATTACCTAGACCTGCATTTTCAACTATCTTACGTAATGTATGATAAATATTTTTAACATTAACTACAGGACCAAAGAAATTACCTTGTAGGTTAAATGCTTCTAATTGTCTTTGTAATATAGAATTTAATAATGCTAATTGTTGTTCTTTTGATCCAGTACCTAATCCAACTGCAATATTAATATTCATTCTATCTCTCCATTCATATGGTTTCATAGGTATAAACTTACCTCTAATTCTAACTATTTGTTCTTTTTGTTGATACTTACAAACTAGTTCAAATATTTTTTTAGCTAAATCTTTAACTCCTGTTTCTGCAAAAATTCTTGCAATCAATTCTAATCGTAATTGTGATTGTGTTAATATTTGATTTATACCTGTAGCTGTTTTTGTATTAATAGTATCTGGCATTAAACCTTGTGCTTGTCTTGTTTGACCAGTTCTATTTTCTTTTACAAAATCTAAATAAGTTAATAATGCATTTGCTTGATCTGTTATTGGTTGAGCAGTCAAAGGAAAAATAACATTTTGTGGTGGTTGTTTTGTTCTAACAATTCCACCAGGTCTATTAGTTAATAGATCATCCATAGATACTTGACCATCTTGGATTGCAACACGATTGTTATTTGTTAAATACATATTGTCTAACATCTGTCTCATAATGGTAGATTTAATTAATTGAATATCTTCAACTAGTTCTGAAACTGATCTGCCATAAAATCTATGAGGCATAAGGATTGGTGTTACAGAAATAAATGGCATAGAGTCTATTTCTTCAATACTTAAAATTTTATAAATAGAATCTCCTGCTATACAAGCTTTTATAAGTTCTGCTTGTCCATCACCATCAATGTCTATTCTTGCGTAACATTCATGTACTAATACTTCATCAGTAGATGAATCACCTTTGTCTTGAGGTGCTGAATAATCTGTATCTTGATACCTAATATGATGATCTTCTGAATAATAATTAGTATCACCAATTGGAAGTTTATTTACTATTTCAGGATCATAACCCATCTCTATTAATTGAGATCTTGTCATATTAGTTCTATGTGCAATAAAATTTGCATCATCAATTGACTTTGCTCTACGTTCAATTAAAAATTCTTCAGGTGGTACTGGCTCTATAGTTACTTTTCCATAAGAAGATATTTTGTATAAAATTAAATCATGATATTTAATGCTGTCTAATACATTATTTTGTTCATCTTTTATTTCCTCTTCGTACTCGGAATGTTCTTTTATAATAACATCTGTATCATTAACTAATAAATTAAATTCATCTTCAGTAAGTTTTTTATATTCTTCTCTTACTTTCTTTCTAGATTCATCCCAAAATATTTTAACTATTCCGTTCTTTTGAATTAATGCATCTTTAAACATTGTATACAATGCAAGAAATCCATTGTTCTGTTTATAAAAAACATAATTTAAATAATCAGTTGCTTGTTTAGCTGCATCTTCATCTTCAGGACCA